CTGCTCCTTATGAGTTAAACCCTTACTCTTTCTTTGGAGTAGGACTAGCAGAAAACATGGTAGACACACAACAGCTAATGAACGGCTTTATGCGAATGGCTGTTGATAATGCTGTTCTATCGGGTAACCTGATATTTGAGATTGATGAAACAAATCTCGTACCAGGTCAAGACCTAGAAGTATACCCTGGTAAGATATTTAGGAGACAAGGTGGAGCACCTGGTCAAGCACTATTTGCTACACAGTATCCTAATGTATCTTCTCAGAATTTGATGATGTTTGATAAAGCAAGAGCCTTGTCCGATGAATCTACAGGCATTCCGTCTTTCTCACATGGTCAGACTGGAATACAAGGAACTGGTAGAACAGCGGCAGGGATATCTATGCTAATGGGTGCAGCTCAGATATCTATTAAAACAGTGGTTAAAAATATAGATGACTATCTATTACAACCACTAGGTGAATCTTTCTATGCCTTTAATCAGCAATTTGATTTTGATCCTGATGTACAAGGCGATATAGAAATAAAAGCTAGAGGTACAGAAAGCCTTATGCGTAACGAAGTAAGAAGTCAAAGACTATTACAACTTATGCAAATCGGTTCTAATCCTGCACTAGCACCTTTTGTAAAGTTCCCAGTAATATTAAGAGAGATAGCACACTCATTTGATCTTGATGCTGAGAAGTTTGTAAATGATGAAAGAGAAGCTTTAAGACAAGCTAAAGTTATGCAAGCATCTGGAATGATGCAAGGACCACCACAACAACCACCAGGGGCAGGAGCACCACCTCCACCAGAAGGAGGAGGAACAGTTCCACCAACTAGTCCTGCAGGTACAGGCAATAGTCAGATAGGTCCTGGCGGAGCACCTGAACCAGGAATGCCAGGCTTTTCAGGAAGGCCACCTAGTGAAGGAGAAATACAGTGAGCCCAGAAGTAGCTAGAAAATTATTAGTAGTAGCTAATAATAAACAATCTATAGATGCTTTATTTGATTACGCAGAAGAAAGAATTAAATCTCATGTAAAAAATCTTATAAGAGAAACAGACCATAACAAGATAATACAAATACAAGGTAGCATACATGAGTTACAAAGATTTGCTACGTTTAGGGATGAAGTAATACAAAAAGCTAAAGAGGGGAAAAATGGAAACATTACTAAATAAAAAACCAGGTGAAGCAAAAGCTGACGGTTTAAAAGATCCGTCTATATTAGATCCAAAAACATCTGAAGAAAAAGCTAAAGATAAAGATATTAAGAAAAAAGTTAGTGGTGTTGCAAAAAAACCACAGCCAAGTAATACTAATATTCAAACAGCTATGCTACTAGAACCTGAAAAATTATTAAAAAAATATGAAAAACCTATGATGTTAAACGAAGGTGCAATGCCTGTAACCGAAGAAGAATTTACACCTAGTGATTACTTTAAAACTGAAATGATGAAGCAATGGTTGTTTGCTGAAGGCAGAACAGGTGATAAAGATGGTCAAGAAACTAATCAAGCATTTAAAGGAATACATATAGATTCTTATCCAGAGCTTGCTGAAGAAATAAGACAAGGCACATTAACAGACGAAAAAGTAGCAGAAATTATGTATAGACAATATACAGGTCAAAATGTTTCAGATGATAAGCCTAGTAAATTTAGAGATTTAAGCCAACTAGAAAACGTAAATCCTGAAGCTGCTAAATTATTATTTATGGATGCAGGTTACACAGGACAAAATGCAGGAGCTATTAAAGACTTACAAAAATATTTAGTATCTAAAAATAAAAAAATTGAAGTAGATGGTTTATTAGGAGAAAAAACATTAGAAGTCATGAATGATTTTGATGCAGAAGAATATAGAAAGTATTTAGGAACATTAGATAGATACTCAGGTGAAAAAGGTAGTAAAGTATATAATAGATTTTTTACTGAAGAAGAAAGACAGCAATTAGGTTTATATGAAAAAGAATTAAATGCTATGGCTAAAGGTGGTTCTATAGATATACAAAAATTTATGGAAGGTGGCCTAGCAGATAATGCTGATGATACACCAGGTGCTACAGAAAGCGAAGTAGCTGATGATATACCTGCTATGATATCTGAAGGTGAACTAGTAGTTCCTGCTAATGTAGTTCGTTACCATGGTTTATCTAAATATGAAAACATGCGTAAAACAGCATTAAAAGCCTTAGATGAACTAGAAGACAACGGACAGATAAGACCTGTTGATGAAGATGGTACACCTATAGTTAAAGATGTAAAAGAACAAACAGATGAAGTAATGGCTAGTAAAGGTGCTACTGTAGCTAGATATAATGAAGGTGGTTCTCCTGCAGTAGTTTCTGATGATGATGAAAAAGTAATAGGTAAACCTGTTGATCCTAATGATCCTAGATTTAAAGATCTTAAACCAGTTGGTCCTAGAATAACCCCTAGAGAAGGACAAACAATAACTCCTGACGATAGTGGTAATAAAGCAACACTTACAACACCAGAAGGTAGAAACTATAGAGTAACTGATCCTGATACAAAGATAACAGCTACAGGTCCAAGAACTACAGGCATTGTAGGTGGTAATTATACAGGTGTTGATTTAGAAAATATGCCAGGCTTTGGCGTAGATAGATCAGGTAGCACTCCACCAAAACCAAGTACCACAGAACAACTATTATCAGGCGTTGCAACAGTTGCAGCATTAGATAAATTATTTCTTGATGGTGCAATAACAGAATCAGTTTTTAATTGGGCTAGAAACAATATATTTGATCCTGTAGGAAAATTTTTAGGATTTGATAAAGCTGCTGCTGCTAATGCAGGTATTTTAACAAGTGGAGCTACAGCTGCTATGACAGGTACAAGTATTACAGTAGGCAACACTATAGTTCCTATAGGTTCAAAAGTTGCACTTACTACTGGTGCTCCTGAAGCAGGACTTTTTAGTGGCTCTCAATATACAACAATGGTAGACGGAAAAATTGTTAGACTAACACCAGGAGAAGCGTATATAGTTTCTGGAGGAGAGACAGGTGTTTATGATGGTAATTTAACTAATGTAAACACTTCTGGTAGTGCATCTACTAAAACAGGAGCAGATCTTACAGGTGAAGCTCCTATGTCAAGTAATGGTGTATGGAATTGGAAAACAGGTTTAGCTGCAGTAGGTGCAGGATTATCACTATATGATATTATAGAAAATGGACCTAGTGTTGGTAATGTTGCAGGACTAGGGTACTCAACAGGTGTATTAGCACAAGGTGGACTACTTGGTGCAGGAGCTAAAGCAGCAACTACAGGTACAGCTTTAGGTAGTGCGGTTTCAGTACTAGGTTACGTAGCACTAGCTGCAGGTGTAATAAGTTTATTTAAAGGTCCTCCTAGTACTTACGTAGGAGAAGCAGCGATTGATTTTGATAAAGACGTATATAGTCCTGATGATATTATAGTAGGTGGTTTTACAGGATCTAAATTTTCTCAAGAAAATAGAGATGGAGCAGAGGCTTTAATAAATACTGCAGGAGGTTACGTAGCAGCCTTAGAAGAGTCTCTAGAAATAAATATAGGCGGAGAGTTATTTATAGATGTAGGTAATGAGTTTGGCTTACGATATGGTTACGTAGATGGTTATGATGAACTAGGTATGTATAAATATCACGAAAAAGATTTAGATTATAAATTACTTTATGGTCAAGGACAAGTAGGTAAAGGTTTACGAGGAGACGATGCAGCAGAAAAAATGATGAACAAAATTAATGACGATATAAATGTTGTTACTATGTTTGCATTAGCAGATAAAGCTGCAGGAGGAGAAGGTTATGCAACATTTGATAAAATGGGTGAGTATCGTAAAAAAATATCTGTTTTGTCTACTTATAGACCAGGTATGGCAGGAGCAGGCAGTCAAGCAGTACTAACAGACTATGAAAGAAATCTTTTAGATGGATTTCAAAAGAAAGAATTTGCTGAAGTTACAGGAAATGAACTTGCAGCATTAATGCCTATCTATGACAAGATAGCACCAGTGCAACAACAGAATAGTTTTAATTTTAATTCATTAGCTATGTAAGCACTGTTTAATGGCTACCTACTAACCCCTAGCAATAGGCAACTGAGTAGCCCCATAAAGGAGAAATAAATGTCAGAAGAAGTAGAAGTAAAAAAAGATGAAGCCACAGGCGATACAATTATGAAAAAGCCTGTAAGGTATAAAAGAGCAGAACCAACTATGCAAGAGTTGGCTGCTGAAGAAGAATTAAAAGCAAGAGAAGGTTCTAAAGAAGAAACAACTGAAGAAGTTACAGAAGAACCTGCTAATGCTGAAGAAGCATCATTTAAGAAAAGATATGGTGATTTAAGAAGACATGCTCAAAAAGTTGCAGATGAAAAAGATGCAGAGCTTGAAAAAGTTAAAAAACAGTTAGCAGAAGCTACTAAGAAACAAATAAAGCTTCCTAAAACAGATGAAGAACTAGAAGCATGGTCTGCTGAATATCCGGATGTAGCAAGAATAATAGAAACTATTGCTATTAAAAAATCAAAAGAAATGAATGCATCTATTGAAGAACGCTTAGAATCTATTGCTAAAAAAGAACAAAAATCAGCAAAACAAATAGCAGAAGCAGAATTAATGAGATTACATCCTGATTTTGAAGACATTAGAAATGATGTTAAATTTCATGATTGGGCTGAAGAACAACCTCAATATATCCAAAAAGCTTTATATGATAACGAAACCGATGCTAAGGCTGCGGCTCGTGCTATTGATTTATATAAAGCAGATATGGGTATTACAGGTAAGAAAAAAGCAAAGTCTACAGATGCTGCCAAAGCAGTAAAAACAAAAGGTGGTTCTACCCCTTCAGACACTGCTAGTTCTTCAGATATCATAAAAGAGTCTGATGTTGCAAGAATGACATCACAAGAATATTCAGCAAATGAAGAAGCTATTGCTAATGCAATACGTTCTGGAAACTTTGAATATGATGTTAGTGGAGCAGCTAGACAGTAATAATAGGTTGACAAAACCTATTTTTTGTATATGTATGTAACATATACTACAATCGTAGTAGGCCGAAAGTGTCAAATGTATTTGACATCTATCCCACCCTACACTTACCAAACGAAATTCACTCAGGCTACCTGATGTTATGGCCTCTAGGCATAGACACCCATTTTCAGCATCAGCCCTTACGAAGTGAGGTTATCGTTTGTTGGCCTCTAATATAAAAAGGAGAAAACAGATGGCTTTTAAAGTAGCGTCAGGTTATACTAACCTACCTAATGGTAATTTCTCTCCAGTTATTTACAGTCAAAAGGTTCAACAAGCTTTTCGTAAGAGTTCCGTTGCTGAATCTATTACTAACAATGACTACTTTGGAGAAATTGCAAACTTTGGTGATACAGTTCGTATTATTAAAGAGCCAGAAATAACAGTGAAAGCTTATTCTCGTGGTACTACAGTCACACCGCAAGACTTAGACGATGAGGATTTTACACTAGTTGTTGATCAGGCAAACTACTTTGCTTTTAAAATGGATGATATTGAGGAAGCTCACTCTCATATTAATTTTGAAAGCATGGCATCAGATAGAGCAGGCTATAGACTTCGTGATCAATACGATCAAGAAGTTCTTGGTTACCTATCTGGTTTTAAACAATCAGCTTTAAGTTCAGTTGCAGATACTGCTAATGACACAGTATCAGGCACTAAAGCTGTAAGCACAGCAGGAAGTAATGAATTATTATCCTCAATGATCTTGAAAAAAGGTGATTTTGGTAACATTACAACTTCTTCAGCAGGCGATCATTCTATCCCTCTAGCAGTAAGAATGCCTGGAGCAACAGCAGCAGCGACAGCTACTGCAACACCGCTTCAAGTAGTAGCTAGAATGGCTAGATTATTGAATCAACAACAAGTTGATACAGCAGGTCGTTGGCTAGTAGTCGATCCTGTATTTATGGAACTATTATCAGATGAAGATTCTAGACTATTAAACAATGACACCGCAGATAAAGGTGGACTTGTAAATGGTATTTCAGTCGGTAATCTGCATGGTTTCGAAGTATATGTTTCTAGTAACTTACCTTCAGTTGGAACTGGTTCAGCAACCTCTGGTGATGCTAACCAAAATTCTAACTATGGTGTTATTGTTGCAGGACATAGTTCAGCAGTAGCAACTGCTTCTCAGATCAATAAAGTTGAATCTTACCGTGATCCTGAATCATTCGCTGACATAGTCAGAGGAATGCAGATGTACGGAAGAAAAATCCTAAGACCTGAAGGCATTGTGACAGCTAAATATAACGCAGCGTAAGGGAGATAAAACATGGCAACTTATGATTTAACAGCTAAATCCACTACAGGCGTTAGTTCTGACTCAACAGCAACTCTACCAGGTAATCGTAGAGGAGCATATGTAATTGAAAAAGAATTAGACGTTGCTAAATTAGTAACAGAAGGAACTTTTTCTAATGTTGCTAGTGGCGATATTTTTCAATTACTAGAAGTTCCTGCTAATACTATTGTTATTGCAGCAGGTGCTGAAGTTACTACAGCTTTTACAGGTAGCTCGGCTGCTGCAGATATTGATTTTGCAGAAGGTGACGACATTGTAGACGGTGGTGACTTAACATCAACTGGATACCTCGCAGCAGGTACTAATGGTCAAGCTAACATCGTTAACACAGGTGCAGCAAATACTTATACAGCTTTAATATCTACAGCAGATACTATTGATGTTAAGATTTCTGTAGGTGATGCTAACATGGTTAGTGGCGTACTTAGAGTTTATGCAGTCCTAGCTGACATTTCTTCTCAACAAACAGGAAGAAATGTAGCAGATAGAGATTTATTAGCATAAATATTTTTCTAGGAGTAGGAGGGATAAGTATTTCTTGTCCTTCCTACTATTTATTTTATGGCATATACATATTTATCAACAACAAACGAAGTACTAAGAAGGTTGAACGAAGTTGAATTAACATCGTCAACTTTTCCTACTGCTACAGGAATACAAAAATTAGCACAAGATGCTATAAACAATTCACAAAGAGATATTTTTATGTCTGAACAAGAGTGGCCTTTTGCTTATGCTACAACTAGTCAGACATTAACCGCAGGAACAAATGAGTACAGTATAACGTCAGGACATTTAAGTATAGATCTTGACACTGTATTAATAGATAGAGACGATACACTTAATGTAGAAGAAACACATTTAATACCTCTTTCTTACACAGAATACGTAGATAGGTATAAAGAAAGAGATGAACAAAGAGATTCAGGAGATTACGATACTCCTATATACGTATACTTAACTCCAGACTATAAGATAGGTGTAAGCCCTACACCAGATAAAGCATATGTATTGAAATATACATATTTTAAAACAGCTACCGAACTTGATTTACATGGGGATGTACCAGAAACACCGAATCAATATAAAAATGTATTAATAGATGGGGCTGTATATCATCTTTATATGATGAGAGATAATGTAGAATTAGCATCTTTAAGTAAAAAAGTATTTACAGACGGAATAGAAAAGATGCGTCAGATACTGATTAATCGTTATATAAGGATAAGAGACACTCGTGTTTCTAATGTAATAAATGACTGATAGGCTTGCAACACTTAAAATACCATGCAGAGGAGGATTATACACTAACGAAGATTTTTTAACTCTTAGTGATAATCTACCTGGAGCAGCAACTAGATTAGTTAATTTTGAAGTATCACCTTTTGGTGGATATAGAAGAATAAGTGGTTACAAGTATATAGATGCTACATACAACAGGCCTGCAGGGACAGGAGCTATTTTAGGTTTATTTATATACAATGATGTAATATATGCAGCAAGAAAAAAATCATCAGGAACAGATTATGATGTTCTTAAATATGTTTCAGGAGCAGGGTGGTCAAGCGTTAGTTTAACTGCAGGACAATCTGCTACTAACGTAGTTAGAATTAGAGGACTAAATCATTCTGTAACAGGAAATAAAAGTTTAATATTAACAGATGGTATTAATTATCCAATGAGATTAGTTGATACTTCTTGGACTAAATTAAATGGTTCAACAGATGTAGATAATGCTAGCTTTGCAGAAGCATTTAAAAATAGAATATTTTTTGCAGGGATGAGTCAATCACCTCAGTTATTAGTATTTACTGCACCAAATAGCGATAGTAATTTTACAGCAGCAAGTGGTGCAGGTAGTGTTAATGTTGGTTTTGACATTACAGGAATAAAAAGATTTAGAGATAATTTATATATATTTGGTAAAAACGATATAAGAAGATTATCTGGAGACAGCATAAATTCTTTTGTAATACAAGAAGTATCTAATAGTGTAGGTTGTGTTGCAAGTGATAGCATTCAAGAAATAGGTGGTGATGTTATATTTCTTGCTCCAGATGGTATAAGAACAGTACAAGGAACAGAAAGAATAGGTGACGTTGAATTAGCAACTATATCAAAACCAATACAACAAGTACTAAATTTATATGATATTAATTTTACAAATGAGCAATTATGTAGTACTGTTGTAAGAGAGAAATCTCAATTCAGATATATGTTTGGTAAGGCTACTCTTACCGCAGTAAACACATCAGGATTTTTAGGAGGTTTACGTACCTCAGATCAAAGAACAGGTTGGGAATTTAGCGAGTTAAGAGGTATACAAGCTAATTGTGCTGTTAGTGGTTTTGTAGGAGATGATGAATACGTACTTCATGGAGATCATAGCGGATACGTATATAGACAAGAACAAGGTGGTACATTTCAAGACGATAATGTTTATGCAACATATGTATCTCCGTTTTTAGATTTTGGTAATACAGAAAAAAGAAAAGTGTTTTCACAGGTTACTGTATTTACTAGGCCAGAAGGTGATAATAATTTTATTGTGACAGCAGATTATGATTGGTTAGATTCTGATTATGCAAGTCCTAATGATTATACAATAGCATCAACTGGTGGTTATGCTGAATATAGAGATACCGAAACAGCATATAATACAGCAGGGTTTGTTTATGGTGGTGCTACTAAACCGGTTATAAGACAAGCCATACAAGGATCAGGGCATGCTATACAATTTAAATTTGTTACAGTGTCAAGTGCTAACCCATATACCATACATGGGTTTGCAGTACAATTTGGAGAGGCAGGAGTAAGATAATGACAGGATACGCAAGACAAAGTTCTAGTAGTATACAAGATGGGGAAACAATTACAGCAGCCCCACTTAACAGTGAGTTTGATGCAATACTAGCAGCATTTGCATTTAGTGGAGGACATAATCACGATGGTTCTTCTACTGAAGGTGCATATGTAGGATTAATAGCAGATGTAGATGCACTAAATAAAA